GTAGACAGATCATCGTGAGTGAGGCGTACTCGAACTACTGGCACTGTGAGCTGCAAGGCGACACCAGGCGACTCGTTAACGGAGAGATTCCGGACGATACCGGCCTCACGGCACCAGGCAACCGGCATTACGTTGTCAGGTTGCTACAGGCAGACCTGTGCATCCCGTGCATGTCGAAGACACAAGGAGAGACGACGTGAGCGAAACCAAGGAACTCATGACACCGAGTGAGGTCGGGAAGGCTTTGCGCGTCGATGCCAAGACGGTCACCCGCTGGGTGGCTGCGGGCAGGCTCCGGGGGATCAAGACACCAGGCGGGCAAACTCGGCTGTATGCCGACGATATCCGCGCGATCGTGAACGGGGAGACCGGCGACAAGAGCGACGTTCCAGCCAGCGAGTACTGGCAGGGCAACGCATAGATAACGTGTCAGACCCGGTGTCGATGGGGCACCGGGTCTTTCGCTATGCTGGACAGACCGCACAAACCTTCGCAAGGAATCCGCCGTGATTTGGTCTGCCCTTTTTGTACTCGGTTATACCCTGTTCGCCGTAGGCGCTGGTGTCATGCTCTTCAATACCGTATCGACTGTTATGGGCTCAGTGCCCGAATCTCGACACCGCAACACCGAAGAGGACGAGATCTGGCGCGACCTACTGGTTACGGTCGGCATTGCCACGCTGTGGCCGGTTACGCTTCCCCTATGGCTGGCTAGCCGAGCCGCTGCGAGTGCGGTAGGATAGAGGCACGTACACGGGAGCCCTTCGGGGCTCCCGTTTCAAGACAGAGAGAATCCCCGCGAGGTAGCAGCCTCCGGGGGTTGGACGAACTGAACCAGAAAGGGTCCGTCATGGGCAATGATAGCAGACGATGCACGATTGAAGGATGCGAGAACACCCAGAGGGCGCGGGGATGGTGCCCCAAGCACTGGAAGCGGTGGTCTATCTACGGTGATCCGATGGGATCTTACGTTCCGAAAGAGCGCACACCAAAGCCTCCATGTAATGTTGACGGGTGCGAGAAGCCCAAAAATGGAGCTACTTACTGCCGACTACACCGCGAACGTTTCGAAACACACGGTGATCCGCTGAAAACACTAACCCCGAATCGTGTGATCGGAACCGATGAGGAGCGTTTCTGGGCGAAGGTCGACGCCGAAGGCGACTGCTGGGAATGGACAGCATGTATCCGAAAAGACGGGTACGGTTCTTTTGGTGCAGGAAAAAAGTCATGGCTCGCGCATAAGTATGCCTGGATGCTACTTCTGGGCGATGTGCCAGAAGGAAAAGAGCTGGACCATCGATGCCGAAACCGTGCCTGCGTGAACGTAGGCCATCTAGAGCCAGTCACACACGCGGAAAACGTCAGGCGCGGAGCTGTGGCAGCCGTGGCGCGTGCTATGGCTAAAAGTCGCAAACAAGACAAACGACGAAAGGACAGCAAAGATGCTTGAGGGAACGCAGTTGCATCTAGTTGACAACTGGGAAGACGCTACCAAGTTCATGGACTGGGTATCTGGACTCAACACGGAACGCATCGCCTTCGACACCGAGGGTGAGGGCCTAAATGTCCGGAAAGATAAGGTTCGTCTGATTCAGTTCGGCGACCGGGAACAGGGCTGGGCTCTGCCCGTGGATCGCTGGCTTGGGCTGGCTACCGAGGTGTTCGACCGATGGGCTTCGACCGGTAAACGCTTCGTTGGGCATAATGCCCGATATGACGCGGGAATGCTGAAAAAGCACGGTATCAACATTCCGACGCATCTCATTGACGACACGATGATGCTCGCAGCGGTGGCGAATCCGTCAGTCCCACTCGGGCTCAAGTCCCAGTCGGCGCGGCACATCGACCCTCGCGCCGCTGTGCTACAAGGGCAGCTTGATGAGGTTATGCGCTCCAGTGGCAAGACGTGGAAAGACATTCCCATCACGGAAACCGGACCATTCGCCACATACTGGATTTACGGCGCACTAGATGCCATCATTACCGCCCGTCTGTGGGACCACCATGCGCCTGATGTCCTTACGAACGCGCCAAAATCCTATGACCTGGAAATCAGCGCTGGCTGGCTGGCTTCCCGAATGGAGGCGGCCGGAGTCGAGTGCGACCGCGAGTACACCGCTGCGCAGCAAGGCGAGTTCGCGATCATGTACGACGACTTGACCTCACGCATCCGCACTGAGTACGGCGTCGATGCCGGATCGAAAGATCAGGTTGTCGCGGTGCTGCTCAAAGACGGGGTGCAGCTGTCCAAACGGACCGATGGCGGGGCGTTCTCCCTGGACAAGGAGGTGCTGGGAACGGTCGACCACCCGCTCGTTCACCTCATCGCCCAGCGTCGCAAGATCGAAAAACTCAGCTCGACATACCTTCGACGCTTTCTCGAAGCGAGTGAGGATGATGGGCGTATCAGGGCATCGATCAACACCATTGGGGGGTCGGGAAAGAGTATCGGCGAGTCGGGTGGTATGTTTGGGGTAAGAACGGGGCGTATGTCCCTTTCATCCCCGAATCTCCAGCAGCTCCCGCGCGGAGGTGACCCGCTGTCCTCGGTCATTCGCAACTGCATCGTGTCAGGTGAAGGCAAGACGTTGGTGTCTGTCGACTTCGACCAGGCGGAACTGCGTGTCATGGCGCACCTGTCGAAGGACCCCGGTCTTGCAGCGGCGTTCGCCACGGAAGGTGACTTCTTTACGACGTTGACGCGTCGCATCTACCACGATCCGAGCATCGTCAAGAGTGACCGGCGTAGGCAGCTTACGAAGTCCTACGTGTTCGCCACGCTATACGGAGCCGGTAACGACAAGCTCGCGACCACCACGGGTGTGCCGCTGGGGGAAGTCGAAGACCTGCAAAAGGAGTTCAACGCCGCTTACGAGGGTGTGCCAGCGTTTCAGAATGCAATCCAGCGCGTGGCCAAGCAGCGTGCGCGTGATGAAGGCACCCCCTACGTTCGATCGCCGCTGACGAACCGCAAGTTCATCGGTGAGCAGGGCAAAGAGTACAAACTCGTCAATTTCATTATCCAGGGTACGTCAGCTGAAATCCTCAAGATGAAGCTGTGTGAGATCGATGCCGCCGGACTAGGTGACGCTATGCGGTTGCCCATTCACGATGAAATTATTCTAGAAGTAGATGACGAAGACGTACCCGAAGCTGTGCACACGCTCCGAGAGATCATGAACGACTCGACACTCTTGACAATTCCCATCACTGCGGGGGTTGCCATCGGAAAGAAATGGGGCGAAAAACGTGACATCTAACCACAAGATGATTATCGGGGTCGATCCAGGCAAAATGGTAGGCATGTTCATCTACCACACCGACCTGCGATGCATGATCCCGCCTCCGTTTCCGTCACAGACACCAGCTGAACAGTACGTGAACGCGCTCGATAAGATCATCGGTTCCCGGATTCAGCGGTACGGAGTCGACAGCGTGCATATCGCTGTTGAGAAGTACATCATCACGTCACGCACCGCGAAGCTGTCGCAACAGGCCGACGCTCTTGAGATCACGGGAGCCGTGAAGGCCATCGCCGCGCTTCATGGTGTGACAGATGTTCGCCAGTACGCTAAGGCGAATCTCAAGTTCGCCTCAGACGACATGCTCAAGGCTATCGGTTGGTACTCGCCGAAGCTGCGTCACGCCAACGACGCGGCCCGGCAGGCGTTCGCACTCCTCAAGGACGTGGACTATCCCCGCTGGTCAGAACTGGTGCGGGATGCTAAGATGGAACCTACGACGGAAGGATGAAAGATGAATGAGATCTACGCCGAGCTGGTCGAAGACGACCGCATCGTCTTGTTCAGCCGCAAGTCGAACGGAGAGCCCGACGAAACGCTATGGAATGACTCCTATCAGATCAAGATGATCCCCGGCAAGAAGTGGGACCGGAGGAACAAGCGGTGGACGCTTCCGAAGTCGTACGCCGCGTGCATCGTGTTGCGTGAGTTGTTCGGTGACCGGATCGCGGTCGAACCGGAACTTGCCGCTTGGGCGCGTTCCGAGCGCGAACGGCGGAATGAGGTGCTAGCACTGCGTGAAGCGTTGTCACTCGGTGAGCGTTCCGAGTTCGCCAACGATCACGACGACAAGCTTTTTCCGTTTCAGATCCCCGGAAGGGACTTTCTGGTCAAAGCGCGCTTTGCGCTACTGGGAGATCAAATGGGAAGCGGGAAGACTTTTCAGACTATCGCCGCCATCAAGGCCGTTGACTACGTGAATGCTCTGGACATCAAAGGGGATGGTTCCGGAGCCGTGGTCAAAGGTGGGTATCCCGTCCTGATCGTCTGCCCCAACTCCTTGAAACGGAACTGGGAACGCGAGATCAAGCGTTGGCTCCCCGAAGCGAACCCGTTCGTGATTCAGGGTAGCGCCGCGAAGCGCCGTACCCAGATCACCGAGGCCGCCGAAGCCGACAATGCCATCATCATCGTGAATATCGAAGCGATGAAGCTGCACTCCCGCCTGTCCTCGTACGGTTCGACGCGCCTCAAGCGCTGCATGGAGTGTGAGACGAAGACGCAGCCGGGCACGCCGGACTTGAAAGAGTCGGCCTGCGAGGTGCACGAGAAGGAACTCAACCGTGTCCCATTTAGGGTATGTGTCCTAGATGAGGCGCATCGGGTGAAAGATGCACAAGCGCTCCAAACGCGTGCTATTTGGAACGTGTTCCACGGTCCGACTGTCGAATACCGCTGGGCGCTCACCGGTACGCCGGTGGCGAACCACCCTGGGGACCTGTGGTCGATCCTGTACGCCATCGCTCCCGAGGTGTGGCCCGGTAAGTCGGCCTTCATCGACCGTTACGCCCGAATCGAATACAACCACTTCGGCGGCATGTCGATCGTCGGACTCAACCACGAGCACAAGGAAGAATTCTTCAAGATCCTTGACCCGCACTTCCGGCGCATGATCAAAGCGGATGTCCTCAAGCAGCTGCCAGATAAAGTGTTCATGCGACGCGATGTCGAGATGAGCCCCAAGCAGGCGAAGGCGTACAAGGACATTGCCAGAGAGCTCGTGACCGTGCTCGAAGACGGAACGGTCCTCGTTGCCAACGGGAACCTGGCCGGAGCAACCCGGTTGCTGCAATTCGCGTCCGCGTACTGCGAGGTCGAGCAGGGGGAGACCCCTGAGGACCCCGCTACGTGGCTTGTGTCGCTTACCGACAGCCCGAAGTCCTCGAAGATCGATGAACTCATGTCGATCATCGAAGACGATCCGGGCAAGCCGATGGTGATCGCTGCGGAGCACCGACAGCTCATCGACCTTGCGGCGGCGCGCATGACCGACGCCGGTATCCCGTTCGCGCGGGTGACCGGTGGCGTGTCAGCGGACGAGCGTGACGCGGCGGTTCAGGCATTCCAGGACGGTAAGATCGACTACATCTTGCTGACCTACAAGGCCGGTGGCGTCGGGCTCAACTTGACGCGCGCGGACACGATGGTTCGACTTCAGAGAAGCTGGAGCGCCATCGACAATAACCAGGGTGTCGAACGCATCCACCGGATCGGTTCCGAGGTGCATGACAAGGTGACCATCATCGACTTGGTGGCCGCTGGCACGATCGAGGAAACACAGCTCGAAAGACTGTATGAGAAGGCCGAACGGCTTGAGGAGATCGTGCGCGACCGCGCTAAGCTCCTTGCGCTCGGTAAGACCACAGATGATCTGGACGCGGAAGCGGCCAAGATCGAAGCTACTGGATTGACGGGAGCATGATGCCACCGAGCATGAACTACTCTGACCCTCGGGCAACGCCCGAGTACATCGCCAAGGAAAAGAAACGCAAGCGCATCGCGAACCTCAGAACGTTCGTGGAACGCTGGGCACCGAGGTACGAGGCCGAAGTGAAGGAGGAGAGGGAACGTGAGGCGATTCAGTCAAAGCGAGTTTAAGGAGTTCCAATGCAACAGACGCTGGTACTTGTCCAGCTATCGCCGGTTGTCACCGATCACGCTCGACCCTTCGGGTCCGCTCCGCTCCGGTAGCCGCGTGCACGCCGCCCTTGAGGTGTTCTACGGACCTGAACCGGAGATGTACCTTAACGAACTCAAGTCCGAGCAAGACAATGACTGGAATGCGTATCTGGACAACTGCACCGAACTTGGCACCTATCCTGATGTTGAAGTGGCGAAAGCATTCGAAAAGGACTCCGAACTTGAGCGCGCGATGCTGGAGGGTTACGCCGATTGGGTTGCGGAGTCCGGTGTCGATGCCGGTATCGAGTTCACCGCGATTGAGGAGATCGTTTCGGTTCGCGGCTCGGACTTCGCACCTGAAATCGTGGAACGGTTCGGGAAGTTCGAAGTCGTCGGCAAGCTGGACGCTCGGGTGCGTCGCCTCATGGACGGGGCGCATCTCCTACTCGACCACAAGACGGCTGCTAGCCTCACATCTGCCACCAAGACGCTGCACATGAATCCGCAGATGCTGCACTACGGGTGGCTGGAACGCATGACGCAACCGGCGGGCACGTGGAGTGACGGGGCGCTGTACAACGTCCTCAAAAAGGTCAAGCGCGGCAAGCAGGCGAAACCGCCGTTCTACGACCGGTTTGAGGTGAACCACAACGACGACCAGATCGCGTCCTACGAGTTGCACATGAAGCGGAAGATCACGAAGATCTTCGAGCTTGAGGAGTTGCTCAAAGACGCCACGGTCGAGCAGCAGGCGCACATCGCGGAGCCTAGCCAGGACGATTCGTGCTCTTGGAAGTGCCAGTTCTTCGCGCTGTGCCCGATGTTCGATGACGGCTCCCGCGCGGAGGACATGGTAAGGGAGGAGTTCGCCGAACGTGACCCGCTTGCCCGCTACGCCGCATGATATAATTCAGACCTAGACAAAGGGAAAGGATGCAATGACCGAAGACAGAAATCCGCGACACAACGCGACGTTTCTCGTGTACGCCGAAACCAAGCGCGGCAAGTCCACGCTTGGGGCCAGCTGCCCGGGGCCGGTACTCGCACTCGACGCCGAAGGCAGTTGGAACGCGTTCGAGGGACGCAAGAACCCGAACAACCCGAACCAGCCCTACCGTGTCGTGTGGTGGGACCCGAAGGAAGCACCGCCGAAGGCGGATGGGACCTGGGATATCTGCGTGGTTGACGTGCTTCGATGGGAAACCGTCGAACAGGTCATCCAATGGACGCTACAGCCTGACCACCCGTTCCAGTCGATCGTGGTCGACTCCGTGACGCAGTTGCAGAAACGCTGCAAGGAAGCGCTTCCGGGGTTCCAGTCCGGGAACCAGCAATATTCGGACTGGGGCCAGCTCCTGACCCGCATGTCCGAGAAGGTGCAACGGTTCCGGGACATGGTGAAGGACGTGCGTAACCCGTTCCGGGTCGCGGTGTTCACCGCCGAAGGTGACCTTCGGCAGGACGGCAAATACGTTCCGAACATGGAAGGCGCGCTTCGCAAGGGTATCGCCTATTGGATGAACACCACGGCTTGCCTCACGGTCAAGCAGGTGCCGAACGCGGATGGCATCATTGCCGCTGACAGCCCGTTGGTTCGCTCGCTCATGGTGAAGCCGAACCCGAGCTACATCACCGGTTCGCACTTCGAAGACCGGTTCGAATCCAACACCGTTGAAAACCCCAACATCACGACGATGATGGGCCAGATCTTCCCCGGCTTCGTGCCGGAGTAATCGAAAGGACTACACATCATGGCTGACAAGAGCTGGGATGACCTGATCGCCGACGCTGGCGACGAATTCAACCTCCTTCCCGAAGGCGACTACCAGGCCACCATCCGGGAAGCTGTCGCTACGGTCTCGAAGAACAGCGGCAATCAGATGATCGAGTGCACCGTCAAGGTGTCCGAAGGGCCGCACTCCGGGAAGTCCATCGGCAAGGTGTTCGTCTCGAAGCCGGGACCGGGTACCAAGCCTGAGAAGCTGGAAGGCGCGGCGCGCATGTTCTTCCGGCACCTCAAGGCGGTCGGCATCACGACTGACACTCTCAAGGCGCACAACCCGACGATGGCGCAGATTGCCGCTGTCATGCAGGGCAAGGCTATCTCCGTCGAGGTCAAGCATGAGAGCTACAACGGCGTCGAGGGTGCCAAGCACCAGGGTCCGCTGTTGGCTCCCAGCGGTGGCGCTATGGCGGTGACCGAGTTCCCGTCCGTTGCCGCTACGGATCACGGTTCCATTCGTGAAGAGCTGAACGGAGCCGGTGCGCCGCGAGTCGGAGCGATCGACCCCGGTTTCTAGACCATCCAAGGGGCTCCCTCACCGGGAGCCCCTTTCACTCTTTGGAGGTACCATCATGTACGTGGCGACAAACCGACAGAAAAAGAACGCGTTTGAGAAACGTGCGGAGATGCAGCGGAAAGCAGCGGAACCTGCACCTAAGGCCGCTCCTCGCGCGACTCCCACCCCGGTTGCGGAGCCGAAGCCTGATCTCGAAGCGATGAAAGCGGCGGCTGCGGAAGCGGCTGCGCTCGTCCACGCGGCTGCGTCTGCCGACATCGCCGAACAGCTTCGCGGGAAGGGGACTCTTGAAGTCCCTGAATCGATGCTTGTCGAAGGCATCGAAGACCACGCAGAAACGTTGTACGATGCACTCTCGGGTGTCGTTGCGGACCCCGAAGTCGCTGCGGACGCTGTGCCGGAGCCCAAGCGCGGCCGTCCGATGTCCGCTGCGGTGGCGAAGCGCAACGCTACGATCCTCCAGTTGCTCGCCGAGAATCCCGAAGGGCTGTCGAAACCGCAGCTCGCGACGGAACTCCGCGAGAAGGAAGCGAACGTGTATACGTCGCTGCGTCGTCTCCAGAGCGACGGGAAGGTCCGCACGGAGAACACCGAAGGCACCAAGTACCTGTGGTACCTGGTCTGATCTGCGGAAACGTTTAGGGGTACCCCGGTGTTGACAGCATCGGGGATACCTGTTAGGGTTAGGACATCGCAAGAAAGAACAATGACCACGATCAAAGGATGCGTATGCGAAACTCAGTGAAGATTGTCCTTGCGGCTACTGCTGCCGCAGCGATGCTTGCCGGTTGCACCAGCGAATCAGATACGGTGTCGCACAATCTGTCCAAGGAGGCAGACGAGTTCCAGGTGAACCGGCGAATCGTGTTCTTCAACGGGATCACGGACACGTACCTGCTCA